AGAAGAATCAAATATAAGTATTGAAGAAGTAGATTAAATAATATTTAGACAATTAAATTATTTTTAATAAAATTGATTTAATCATAATATTTATAAGTATAATATATATATATATTATGATTATTCCAGTTAAATGCTTCACATGTGGTAAAGTTTTGGCAGATAAATACTTATATTATCAAAAAGAGGTTAGAAAAATTAAAGTATCTAAAAATATTGATAATGAAAAAGTAATTTATTTAGATGAAGATAAAATCAAAAAAACCCCTGAAGGTTTAGTACTAGACCAACTAAAACTATATAAAATTTGTTGTCGTCGTCATATGTTGACCCATGTTGATATAGAATAATTTATAAAATTTTAGATAATAGTAAAATTTTATAAAATTTTAAATTTTTTAAATATATATATTTTATATATGCCTAGAAAAACACGAAAAAAAAGAACACCAAAAAAAAGATTTAGAAAAAATAATAAAAAAACTTTATCGCGTAGAAAATTAAAATATTATAAAAAAAAATTCAAAAAATTTACAAAAAAATACAGAAAAAAAATGAAAGGAGGAAGCAAATTTACATATGGATGTAAAAATCCTCAAAATATGGGGAAACTTATTACAGGATATGCTAATAACACGAATCCTTTTTTACCTGATCCAAAATTATTAAACTCAAATTTACGTGTTCATAATTTACAAAAAGGAGGAGGTGTAATGTATGATTTTGGTTTAGGAGATTTATTATTAAATTATCAAAAAGCAACAGATTTTGGTAAAAATCTTTGGCACAGATATAAAGGAAATAAAAAAGAAGTCTCTGCTGATACTACACATCAACCTGAGTTAAGAAAAAATATTCCATATGAACATACAACTGGCGATCTTCCTGAATTTTACTCACTTTCTGCTACAAAAGCAGCAAAAAATACAATTGTATAAATAATTTCTTTTTTTCACAATATATATTAAATGAAATTATTAAATGTTTTTAAACAAATGTGTACACCTGCACAAATTTATTTTGGTATCTCTTTTTTATCTATTTTATCAATGATGATGCAAAATATACAAGATCCTAATTCTTATTGTTGTGGTTTAGTAAGAGCAGAAAGTCCTGTAAATAATATAGTTTATTTTGTATTTAAAATAGTGTATGTTTTTATTTGGACATATTTACTAAATTTATTATGTAAAAAAGGTTACAAAACAATGTCATGGGTTGTATTGTTGTTACCATTAATTGGTATGTTTATTTTAGTTGGATTGGTTTTAATTTCTCTCCAAAGACTTTAATTTATAATTTATAAATAATAAATTATAGATTACTTTGTTTTAAAAAAATGATATGAATATATTATAAATGAATCATTCAGAAATATCCTGGAAAATTATTGATAAATTTTTTAATGATAATGAACATATATTAGTTAAACATCATATAGATTCTTATAATAACTTTTTTTCTACAGGAATTAAAGAAATATTTAAAGATAGAAATCCTATACGTTTTTTTAAGGAAATTGATAAAGAAACTCAAGAATATAAATATGAATGTGAATTATATTTAGGTGGAATAAACTGTGACAAAATTTATTATGGTAAACCAATAATTTATGATGAAACAGTCGATGAAATAGATAGAGCACATTATATGTACCCAAATGAAGCACGTTTAAGAAATATGACATATGGGTTCACAATACATTATGATGTTGATGTTAAATTTAAAATACTTATTGAGAAAAATGACGGATCAACAGGAATGGATAAATTTGTAGTTCATGAAGATATCATTGTATTAGAAAAAATATTTTTGGGTAGATTTCCTATTATGTTACAATCAAACATGTGTTTATTAAAAGGTCTTGAACCCAATGCCCGCTTTTATATGGGTGAATGTAAAAATGACCCAGGAGGATATTTTATTATTGACGGAAAAGAAAAAGCAATTGTATCGCAAGAAGGTCGTGCTAATAATATGCTTTATGTTTTAAAAGACATAAATGAACTATATTTATATAGTGCTGAAATTAAATCCGTTAGTGAGGATGCATCAAAACCTATTAGAACTTTAGCAGTTAGAATGATAAGAGAACAACCAAGTAAAACAAATCATCAATTAGTTGTAAGTGTACCACAAGTACGAAAGCCTGTACCTCTTTTTATTGTTATGAGAGCATTAGGAGTTATTTCAGATAAAGAAATAATTACAACTTGTTTACTAGATTTAGAAAAATATGAAAACTATATAGATTTTTTTATACCATCAGTACATGATGCTGGAAGTATTTTTACTCAAAAATCAGCCTTACTATACATTGCAACATTAACTAAAGGTAAAACAATAAATCATGTTATGCAAATTTTAACAGATTTTTTTTTACCTCATATCGGTGAAAGAAATTTCAAAACAAAATCTTTATATTTAGGTTATATAGTAAAAAATTTACTAGATGTACATTTAAACGTTAAATCTCCTACTGATAGAGATAGTTATAAATTTAAAAGAATTGAAGTTTCAGGTATATTATTAAAAAATTTATTTAGAGAATATTATAAAAAACAACAAGATAATATTTATTTAAAAATAGATAAAGAATATTTTTACAAACATAATCAAAGTTCATATCAAGATTTGGATTTTAAAAATTTAATTATATCTAATAAAGAAGCATTTTTTAAAGAAAGAATTATTGAAACAGGATTTCGTAAAGCATTTAAAGGTGATTGGGGCTCCGAAGCACATACAAAAAGACCTGGTGTTGTTCAAGATTTAAACCGATTATCTTTTTTTGGATTTTTATGTCAAATGCGTAAAACAAACTTACATATAGGGGCTGATGGTGCGAAGGTTGTTAAACCCCGTTTATTGCATTCTACACAATTTGGATTACTTTGTCCCATACACTCACCCGATGGAGGTAACGTTGGATTACATAAACATTTGTCAACATCTACACATATTACTAGCGGTTGCTCAGGTAGACCTTTAATTAAATATTTAAGAAATATAAAAGAAAGTGGTATCAAATTATTAGAAGAATGTTCTTATGAGTATTTATCTAATTCTACAAAAATATTTATTAATGGAAATTGGATAGGTTGCACTCATGACCCATTAAAAATTGTAACAATTATGAAATTACACAGAAGAAATAACTTAATTGATATTTATACTAGTATTCATTTTAATATAAGACAAAATGAAATAATAATTTGTTGCGATTCTGGTAGACCTATTCGTCCCATTTTTTATATTATGAATGAAGAATTAAGTTATCAAAGACCAAATATATTAGAAAAATTAACAAATGATAACATATCATGGCATGAAATTACAAGAGGTTTTAACAATAATAAAAAAGAAAATAGTTGTGATATAATAACTCCGAAACAAGTTGAAAGATTAACAGCAAATTCTAGTATAGTAGAATATATTGATACACAAGAAGCAGAAGGTATTAAATTAGCACATTCTTCATTAGATAAAGATGAATATATTAAAAATAGAATTACACATTTTGAAATACATCCTTCTTTACTGCTAAGTTTTATGGCTAATCAAACTATTTTCCCTGAAAATAATCCATATCCAAGAAATGCTTTTTCTTGTGGCCAAGCAAAACAAGGAGTTTCTTTATATCATAGTAATTATCAAATACGACTAGATAAAACATCTTATGTTTTAAACAATGGACAAATTCCATTAACAAAAAGTAGATATTTAGATTATTTAACAAATGAAGAACATCCATATGGTGAAAATGCTATTGTTGCTATTATGTGTTATTCTGGATTTAACGTTGAAGATGCCGTTATTATGAATGAAGCAGCACTTCAAAGAGGCTTATTTAGAACTACATATATGAATACATATGAAACACATGAAGAAATAGAAAAAGTGGCCGGATTCCAAATTCAAAATAAATTTATGAGTCATAAACAAAATAATATTATTGGTCTAAAACCTGGTTATAATTACGATCTTTTAGATGAAAAATCAGGATTAATAAAAGAAGAATCTCAAATCAATGAAAAAACAATTTTAATTGGACGTGCAACAAATAGTTTATCACAACCAGATACATATATTGATTCATCTATAGGACCAAAAAAAGGACAAGTTGGAATTGTAGACAAATCTTTTATGACACGTGGACAAGAAGGAAAACGAATTGCAAAAGTTAGAATTCGTGCAGAGAGAATTCCAAAAATAGGAGATAAATTTTGTTCAAGAGCAGGGCAAAAAGGAACTATAGGACTAATTTTAAGAGAACAGGATATGCCTTGTACAGCAGAGGGTATTCGACCCGATATAATAGTTAATCCACATGCTATGCCAAGTCGTATGACTATAGGTCACTTAGTAGAAACATTAATAAGTAAATCCGCTAGTATTTATGGTGCATTTGGTAACTGTACTGCATTTGAAAATAAAGGTTCAAAACATGTTGAATTTGGTAAAATGTTAACTCAATCAGGATATCATTCTTCTGGTAATGAAGTATTATATAATGGTATGACAGGTGAACAATTAGAAGCAGATATTTATTTTGGTCCTACATATTATTTACGTTTAAAACATATGCCTAAGGATAAAATTAATTATCGTGCACGTGGTCCTAGAAATGTTTTAACACGTCAGACTGTGCAAGGAAGAGCAAACAATGGTGGATTACGTATAGGAGAAATGGACAGAGATTGTTTAATTGCTCATGGTATGACCCACTTTATAAATGAATCTATGATGGTTAGAGGTGACCAATTTTATATGGCTATTTGTAATATTAGTGGTTGTATTGCAGTATATAATGAAAGCAAAAATATTTTTTTAAGTCCACATGTAGACGGACCATTAAAATTTGTAAATACAATTGATAATGATATAAATATTATGAATGTAAGTAAGTTTGGTAGAGATTTTAGTGTTATACGAGTACCATATGCTTTTAAATTATTGATGCAAGAATTAACAACTATGAATGTACAGATGAGAATAATAACAGATAAAAACGTTGATCAAGTTTTATCATTAACAGGTGGTTCATATATAGAAAAAATGTCAGGATTAAGTATTGATAAAGTAACAAAAGTTATACAAAAAACACTAAAATCAAAAATCTCTCCATCATTAGTTAAAGAAAAAACACCTACAGAAAAAGAACAAAATTCATCTGTATTACAGACTATTTCTAGAGAAGATGATATAGTAGGATATGAAGGTGTAGATACATATATGCCACAACAAGTAGATGATCATGAAGAAGGAACGTGGAATTGGATGACACAACAAATAGAAGTTAATGGAGAAGAAAGTCCTGCTTTTGCTGTTAGTCCAGAAAAAGATGATTTTGTTACTATACAAGGAGAAGGCGATACATTATTTAAAGTATTAGGTATAGATGAAGATGATGGAGAAGTCGTCGTACAAAATTTAGAAACAAGCGAATTGCTTAACCGTGAACCTAGTAAAGTAACTGTACACGTTCCTCCTGTGCAAGGATACGCAGAAAATAGTCCACCACCACTTTACGGAGAAAATAGTCCTGATTATATACCAAAAAGCCCTGATTATTCACTATATAGTCTTGAAAAATCACCAGATAGTTTTGATTGGGAAGAAGAAGCAGAATATGGTATGGATTTTTCAGGACCCCCAGCAGAGTATTATAGAGATTCTGACTCTGATTATTTTGAAAAAGGTATGCAAAAAAAATATGGAGATAATTGGAAAAGTATTGTAAGTAAAATAGATGAAAAGTATCCTAATAGAAAACAATTTGATAATAGCAGTTTATTACAAACAGTTTTTAACAGAGCAGAATTAGACAATCTTATTGATAAAGATAAACAAAAAACATTAGGAATAGATGAAGAATCTAGTGCAATGGTTGATATACTAGGAGAAGTTCCAGATGATACTGGAGAGAAAATTATTACAAAAGTTGTAGAAAAAACAAATAATAAAGGATTAGAAAAATTATCTGCAATAGAAGAAGATTCTAAGGAAGAAGAAGAAAAAGACAATTCTAATATCAAATCTGTAACTTCACAATAATTAAATTGAAAATTATATTAATAATAGATTCTATAATATTAATATAATGAGTGCGAAAACTATAAACAGTCAAACAGTATCTAAGATTTTTAAATCTAGAAAAATAATTTTAGAACAATTAAGTAAACTAGGATACGATGTATCTGATTATGATAATTTTAGTATTAATGAAATAGCAATTCTTTCTAATAACAAACAATTAGATTTACTTCTTAAAAATCCAAAGACCAATAAAAAAGTATTTGTTAAATATCATTTAGGAACAAAACTACGTAACAACCATGTTTATGATTACATTGAAGATTTATTTATAATTGATTCAAATGACGATGACGAAGATACTATTTTAACAAAAAATGATGATTTAATTATTATTACAAAAGAAAAATTAAACGATAATCTTACAAACTTTTTGAATATTTTGTATAAAAAAGATGGATATTATGTTAATGTATATGATTATCATAGATATCTGTATAATATTTTAGATAACGAATTACAGCCTGAATTTAATGTACTTTTAGACGAAGAAAAAGAAGAAATAAAAAAGAAATATAATATCTTAAATGATAAACAATTTCCAGAAATTTCCAGATTTGATCCAGTAGCTGTAATTTTTGGAATACGTCCAGGACAAGTTTTTGAGATAACACGTTCAAGTCCAACGTCTATAAAATCAAAATATTATCGAATATGTATATAAGTATGTCAATGAACGAAAATATATCTTTAGAACAACAACTAAAAAATTTAAAATATAGATGGAGTCAATCAACTAATAAGTATATTATACATTATCCAGATTATAAACTAGGATTGGATAGGTCACAATATAATAGAGCACTTGCACAAGTTAGAACAACTTATAATGATATGGCTATTTTAAAGGCTAATTTAGATGGAAACATTAAATCCAATACTTCTAATTTAGAAGAAAAAGATAAAAAAATAAAACAAATAAAATCTAAATTTGATAATGAATATACTTCATTACAAAGTAAATTAGGAGAAAATAAATCTGCATTACCATTTAAAATTCAAAAATATGATGAAAATAGTAAAAGTTATATATTTTCTAGTTTTTATACAATTTCAATATTTACAATGGCTTTTTTTATTTATAAACAAATAAATATGGAATAATGTTTTCTAAGAATATGTATATATGTTTCAACAAGGAAAAAAATTCAAAAAATATCAAAATAAATATAACAAATTAGTAAAATCTAAAAATTTAGAACATATTTCATTAGGTAAACTAAATGTTGTTAATAATTTAAAATATAAAAATTATAAAACAATAGAAGGATTTTCAGGAGAAGATAAAGTAGAAGAAATGAATGAAAAAGAATTGAAAAAATTAGAACTTTTAGAAAAAGAATTTAATAATGACATGGCAGAATATTTATCTAAATACAAAAAATATTTAGAAGAGTTACAAACTAGACAATCAAGTAGTAAAACAATATATAGAAATAAAGTTATAAAAGATACAAATGGTACATATTATTATGTAAACAGTATGGGTGTAGCCAGACAATTTACACCTGCTGCATGGACGGGAAAAGATAGTTCATGTCCTGATGCATCTACAACTGTAAGTGCACAAGAGTTTTCAGAAATAAGTTTAGGGTCTTTTATGGGTATTGGAGAAAAATGTGGTCCCGGAGGATATAATGCTTTAGATGCATCATCAGGAACTACAGCATGGGTAGATACTTTAGGATTTAAACATTTATACAATGATTTTAGAAATAAACATTCTAGTTGTCCATCACAATCTCAAAGATTAACAAGTGTACAATTTAATGCTATACCTACTGGTAAATCATTTGGACGAGATGATACATGTAATATTGTTAGTTTAGATTCGCCTTTATATGACCAACTTGTAAATTTGAATTCTAAATTAATGAATAAAGTACAAGAAATGAATACAGAAGTTGACTCACTTAAGAAAGATGATGTTGCTTTAGACAAAAATATAGTAATACAAAAACAAAAATTAATTAATCTTTATAATGAATTAAAAAAAGAAAAAGAAAAAATTAAAAAACTTAAAACAAGAAATGCTACAATAGATTCAGAAACAAATGAACTAATTTTAGATAGTAACGCAATACAATTTCATCATTTAATATGGATGGTTGTAGGTGCAACATTTGCAGCATCCGTAATTATGTATTCTAAACAAAATTAACTTTTTTATCTATATATATTAAATAAAATGGTTTTTACTCAATTACTAGAAAATATACAAAAATATTTTACCGTAGAAAAAGATGAAAATATAAAAAAAAATAGAGTTCCGTTGAACCAATTATCACAGGGGTTAACTTATCTTCAAAATAAACAAAATAAATTTAATGCATTAAGTAAAAAATCTCTTTTAATGGAACAGTTTGATACAACTAAATTAGACGATGTTAGTCAAAAAGAATTGGTTATTTTAGAAAAACTAAAAGGTGATTATAATCAAAAACTATCGGAATATAGTCAATCATATAAAACCTTTATGGAAAGTTATTATAAAGCCACAGAAGATGTAGTTACATGTAAAGCAGATTGCGATGATAGACATCGACCAGGTACAAGTTCATGGAGTTTTAGTAGGACTGCATGTAAAGCAGGATGTGATTTAAAAGGCCCTTATATTTCAGAATGTAAAGATAACTATAGAGGTTCCAGAGTTAATAGTCAAAAATGTGATACTATTACAAAAGGTAAATGTCAAAACGGTAATGTACTTTTAGGACAAGATAGCACTGTTACTAGTAACAATTATGCAGACAGTAATGATGTAACTATTAAAGATGGTTGTTGTGAGTGCGGAGGAGGTATTGGTGGTCCACCTACATCAGAAATAAATGCAAAAAAAGTAAAAAGTTGTAATGATGTAGAAACTGCGCTAGGTTATGCTAGAGGTAAAGCAAATTGGGCAGTTAATAGATGTCATCAAGCACGCGTTAATTCTTTTAATACAAATAAAAATTTATGGCAAGAATATAAAAAATTAACAGGACAAAATGAAAAACTAATTGAATTAGCCCAAAATATATTTGATAAAATTCAAAAATTAAAATCAACTGACAGTGATATTAATCAAAAAATTAAAGATGAAGAAATACATTTAAAAAATCAACTTGCTTTATATGAAAACGTTTATGCTGAAATCAAAGGATATGATAAATCTAAACAAGTAACGGTTGAAGGACAAGTTGAAGATAGTATTTTAAAAGAACAAAGTCAATCATTACACCTTTTGATTTGGTTAGGTTTAGCAATTTTAACTTTAACAATACTTATTCAAAGAATGAAAAAATAATTATATAGATAAATTATATATATAATTATGGCTAATATGTTTCAATCTAATAATATACAACAAAATACAGACGGAGGTTCATTAACTGCGGCTCAAAGAAATCAGTTTAGTGGGCAACGAGTCGGATTATTAAGTGATAAACACGAAGATACTATTAAAAATATTAAAGATTTACAAGAATTGGAAAAATATATGTTTCAAAATTTACAATCTTTAAATAAATCATCTGCTGGTTCTGTTCAAGAATCTGATATTATAAAAAAAAGAATAGAAGAATTAAGCGCTATGAGAGTTGCTTTATTTTCACAATTAAAAAATATGTATAAAGATCAACAAGTTCAAACTGCATCCAGCAGAGGCAATTTGGCCGACCAATTAACAATGACAAAAGTTATTGATAATGAATTGACAAACGCTCAAAAACAATTAGATTCTTTAGAAAAAGAATACAAAAATAAAAAACGTCTTGTTGAACTTTCAGGATATGAATATGATAGATATTCTTCTCATAAAAATATTTTAAAAATTATTGTTTATGGTATTTTAGGTGTTTTGACAATTGTTTATCTAATGTCTTTTTCATGGTTTCCTGCATCAGTTGGAATGTTATCTATTTGTATTATTATTGCTATAGTATTAATTGTTATTGGAAAACGTATGTTAACAAATTTCACACGAACAAATCTCTATTGGAATAAATTTGCTTTTGATAAAAAACTTCCACCCGACGATAGTGGCGCAGAAGGTAAAAAAAATAATTGGTTGGACCTTTTTGCCACATCTTGTGAAAATATTAGAGATACAGCAACAGATGCAGCAAACAAAGGATTAGGTATGTTGAAGAATGAAATGGATACACAATCTAGATTAAATGTTCAGCAAAATGCTCCTGAAAGTTTTACATCATATGTTGAAGAAAGTGAACCAAAAAATTCAGAAACATTTCACAACATTTTTTAATTTCTATGTATTATATATTATACAATATGAATAATATACAATTATCGTCCGCTTTACAGTCCATGCAAAAAATTCATAATCAATTTAACAATAAAATGTCTTTGAGTGCTGAACAACTAAAAGCACAAAAAATTCAAAAATTAAGAAATGAAATGATTACAGCACAAAATAAAATGCAAAATTCTCCACAAGAATATGAAAAAGCGAAAAAAGAATATTATATGGAGTCAAAAGGTTCTAATTATTATTCTAATATGGAAAGAAAAAAATACGAGAATGAAGCCAGAGGTCATGTTAATAATTGGAATAAAGATTTAGTTGGTAAAATTTACGATAGTGTTACAAATTCTATTAATTTTTATAATACTCAATCATATTACAAAAATAATGTAGATGATGTTTATAAAAATTATGACAGTGAATTATCTAATATTAAAAGAAAAATTTATGATACAGAACAAACAAAGAATGTTAATGAACGAATGGGACAATTTTATAATAATAATACAGAATTTGTATCATGGTGGAATTATTATTTAAAAATGTTTTATTATTTTTTAATTGCTTTCTCTGTTTTTATTTTTATTTATAAAAAACAATTTCGCAAAATTAAATTTTATATATTTTTCGCAACTATTCTTATGTTTCCTTATTTACTTAATAAATATTATGGTTTCATCATGAGAACATTTAGACATTTTAAATTAGATAATGTTTATTTTATTTTTGTAGTTACTATGATGTCTGCTATAAGTTTCTTAACATTTATTAGCAAATTTCCATTTAATTAACATATTGCTCTAGCAACAAAAAACATACCTACAAGGCCTAAAACAAATCCAAAATGATAATTAAACTGCATTGTTTTATATATCTTTAACCATGCATCTCTTTGTTTTTCTGTTGTTAAATATTTTGCCATATAATCTGTTTTGGGATATAAAATATAATAAAAATAATTTGTAGTAAATGAAATAGCCAACACTTGACAAATATTTGTTAATCTATTTTGCTTTGATTTTCTATTATTTAAATATAAACTTGCAACAGAAAGAACAAATCCTAGTGCAAATCCTTGAAAATATATTTTTCGTCTTTCCTGTACAATAAATTTATAACGAACTTTATTCTCATTACTTAATGTTTCTAAGTAAGGTCCATGTAGTGCTTTTTTATCAGTTAAAAAACATACAAAAATACTCGCACAAATAAAAGCCCCTGCTATAATACAATATGTTTTACACACCATATATATTGTATTATAATATTTTATTTTACTCACTAGTTGACTCATCTTC